ACAAGATGGTTGACGCTGCTTGCACTAACACTGTTAGCAATCTGAATCGTATCTGTGCTTAAAGTTAGTCCACCGCCATTAACAATCACGCCGCCTTTTGAGGTGGTTGTTGCTGTAGGCAAATCACCGCCATCAATCGTGCGATAACCAACAGTTCCGGCAGAACCTACAGGGCCTGCAAGAAACTGTGCAGCAGAAGTTGTATCATCAATTGAGGCCGTAATCGTTGCCGTTCCACTGCTAACAGCTGTGGAAATGTTTATAACGCCTGCCGTTGTATTAGTGAAAGCATTAACAGAAGCAGGTGCTTTAACATTCAACCATGCGCTCCCGCTATATACGTATAAGGAATTATCGTCAGTATCTAAAGCCAACTGGCCTGTATAAGCGCCAGAAGTAGGCAGCGTTGATACAAGGTTGACAATCACGTTGTCAGCAATTTTTGGACCCGTTACGGCATCTAGTCCAATTTTTGCTGCTGTCACAGCCGAATCAGCTAAAGCTGCTGTGGCGATGTCACCCGCACCAAATAAAATCTTGGCTCCAGGGATTGCGTCGTCACTAATCAAAGTGACGCCATTTGCGATCAGGTTTGAAACCGTGATCTTCTTGGTTTCACTTGCGGAGTCATCAACAATGGCTAGCTCATCAGCAGCGACCAAGTCGCCACCAGCTAAAGCGCCAAGTTCGCTGATTTTTAGGTCGGCCATTGGTGACTAGCCTCCAGGGCTTAAACGTCGGAACTTTCAAGCAACAGCTTAGCTGCGCTGTCCTGATCCAAGCGTAAGGTACTGCTATCCTCTTGCAACAGCTCCTCAGTCCCTTCAAGCTGCACGTTCAACCTGATTTCACCAGTCGTCACAAAATCAGCAGTGAATTGCACTGCCGACGACGGATTGAACTGCAACGCGCACGAAGTAAGCACTCCTTCAAACTCGTACCAGATTTCATCGTTAGCGTTTGCCGCAATGCCGCTGGGGTTGTGGTTATTGGACTTTAAATAGAATCTTGCACTAAATTGACTGCCAACTTTTGTGCGAAGGACCAACTGCAGCAGATACTGAGGAACATCTTTGACTGTCTCGCCGGTATATTCCCAAAAACAACTCATATTGCCCGAGCCAGACATTATTGAGCTGATTTGACTGCGGAACTCGTCAGACAAAACAGTCGTATCGATAACTTCTTTTTGTGTATTAAGTTCAAAACCATTAACCTGTGCAACTACGCGATAGTCAGCATTTTGCACAATTACCCTGATGGGAATCGCTGTCACGACCGTTCCGGTACCTGTAGTAGCCCCTGTAGCGGTGAAAACAGTTCCTACTGTGTTAGTTGCCGCTCCAACTGACGTAAAGTTGGAATTGCCTACAGTGACAATTTGGTAAACAGTTCCAGCGACAAGTGCCGTGGCAGCAAGAGTGCTTAGCTCTGCCAACGCTTCAGCGTTTGCTTTTCCACCATTAATGGCATTAGCAAAAGTTGTATAAAATCTGATTCCGCCAAGCGCGTCAACATTGATAAATCGCTTAATAGCTGTCTTGCTGTAGCTGTTAAAAAAAGAAAGTGCAGCTCCGTTGGTGCTAGTGATTTCAACCTGATCACCTGTAATTAACTGACCACGCTTAAAGTCAAAGCTCAAGCGTTTACGCAAAACATTTACATCGCTTGGATTTACAACCGAACGAAGATCAGTTCCGTCAAACGCTCGACGTAACTCAACTTTGCCATGCGTTCCAAGGTAAATGCTCATGTTCCAACTGATACGGCGCTTAATTCACCAGTGCCTTGGAAGCTAATCTCAGCGCGAACAATGTCACCAGTTGCCGCGCCAATGCTGGCGCTGGTGATATACGCATTCAATGTAATGTCGTTATTGTCTGTTCCATCAATCCACCGAAACGTTAACTTAACAGTGTCACCGCTGCTAACGCCATCCGTACCAGTCTTGTAAAGCTTGTTTAACAGATCAGTTGTATTAATTTTGTCGTCCGCATCTTTGTAATACAGCAAAGTTGCGCTGCCGCTGTACCCTGAAACGCCAGGAATATAAGTTCTGAGATTTTCATTCAATGTCGTGGTTTCCAGTGTCTCCAAATTTGACTGCACTGAAAAGCTGACGACCTTTGCAAGAGTCGAGCCAGACAGCTGCATCACGCCATCTCTGCCGCTGTAGACCTTCGACATTAGAGGACACCAATCAGATTTACTGTAACAGTGCTTATACCAGGGCGCACCTGCGTTAACTGAGGCGGGCCTTCGTATCGATAGTTATTCCCATGCGTTTGCGCTCCAAGTGCATCTAGATTGCCTTGCCAGCCGCCACGGCTGCCAGTAGTGCCACCAATCACAAACGTAGTGAACGTGCCTTTCATGGCGTCATAGTGGTCAAGGAAAAGCTCAGCATTGCTGTCTGAAATGTTGGCATAGCTGAGAGACAGCCTCATGCCCGTACGATTGCTGCCATAAAGGATTCGATGCTCAGCACCGTTTTGAGCCTTGTAAGTCTTGATTGGGAAATCACCAGCCTCAAAAGATCGGCTAGTTGGCACCAGCGTCGGGAAAGTAGTCATGATTCAATACTAAAGCCATCGTCGCTGTTGACAGCAACAGCTATTTTACTGCCGCCGTCAGTATTGCAGGGATGCTCTGAAGCGACAATATCAACTATGCCCTCTTGTGAAAACGTCAATTGCTCGACGATGTATATGTTTTCAGAAACGCTAGTGCTCTGCACTGTGAATACAATATTGTAGAAACTAGAATTAGATACAGTACCATTGCTTATTTGCATTGAACCACTTTCAATATCATCGTTGCCTGATTTAAAATAAGTAATACTGTAAATGCCATCTGGCATGTCAGTTACGCTTGTAACAGCACCTGATGCGCTAACTGATCCATTGTTTGCAGAGCTATAAGGACTTGATTCGGTTACAATTTTAATATAAGATCCGGCTTGAATGTTGAGCCCTTCGGCTGTAGTTGAAAAACTGATTGTATGGGTCACATAAGCTCGCAATGCCAAGAAATACTTAGCAACCTTTACGGCATGACCTCTTGACGTGCAAAACTGAGTTAAATCAAACTGCTCCTCAGGCAAAAGATTTGTGCCAGGGGAAGCAAAGTCGCCGCTGCCATCAGCTCCTTTTACGATAACCACCTGTTCCTCAGGCAGCTTGTTTTTTCGCTCTTGCCTGTAACGCACAACAGCTTTAAAGGCTCGCCTTTCTTCCGCTCCAAGGTATTCTAATTTATATGTATCTTCCAAAATGTTTCCTGACGTGAATAGTTGATCGACTTGAACAGCGCCAGTGTCTATTGCTCCGCCAGTAAAAGCAGGAACAGCAGGCTTCAAGGAAAACTTGCCATCAGAAATAATAAAATTGCACAAGAAATATGGAGCAATGTCGCTGATAAACTGACGCAGGTTGGTACGCTCAACAATTGGACCGTTGAAAAATAGCTTTTGAGTCGCAAGGAATCGAGACGTTTCTATTAGATCATTTTTGTCTACCAAATAGTTACGGTTGCTATCCATACCAAGTAAGCCACCTGCGCCAGCTTGCTGGTCTGTCAGCAAGAAATAAACAAGATCAGTAAACAGGTTGCTTGGTCCAACAGTGCTTGCGTCTCCATAAGCAGTATCGGGATTCGGATGCAAACGCTCCACCGGCAACCCACTGCCAAGCCAGCAGCGCATTTGATCAAGAGCTGTAAAGTTGCGACTTGCTTTTAAAGAAAGACCAGCAATGGTAAGCTCAAACATATTTGCTGGATTGTCATTTAATTGCGCTTCATTGATATAAACAATTTCATGCTCTGGGCCATTGCTATTTGATTTTTCTACAAAACCACGGTAAGCGCTAATGTCTGCAACTTGCGTTTGCTCTGCAAAGAATAAGTCTGTCTCAGTCCTTGGGGGCTCAGTGCTTTCGTAGCTTACGTCTGTAATTCTATAAGCCTGCCCGACGCGGGTGTAAACTGTTTTAAAAGGATTATCAGCGCTGACTGTTCTATTGCTTGTAAATATCTCGCCTATATTCCAAGTTTTTGAAGTTTCGTCGGTTTGATAAACTTGAGTTACTTTGCCAATCGTCCATCCTTTAGATTGGCCGACTACTGGCGTTAGAGGAGAGTTAATATCAGCAGGGTTTTGGCGGAAACTTGTGACTGTAGCCGTTAAATCAACTCTTATTGACTTACTGCCTTTGGTAAATGTTCTTGTTACAGTTTTTTGATCGCCCTCTGATCTACTGCCAACCGCGCCAAATATTTCATAACGCCATGCTTGGGATCTTGCCGCTAATTTAACGTCTTCCGTAACTCCGTTAATCAACAAACGCATTCCTGAAAATTTCAAAGGGCCGTCTGGATGCCCGCTGACAAATGGGTTTGTGTCTGGATAGTCTGCTTGACCGCTAACAACATTTGTTGCCTCGCTGCCTCGTTTTACTTCGATTTTCTGTTTGTCGCTAAAGCCTCCGCCGCTTCCCAAAACTGTTACGGTCACGAACTCCCAGCCAGACTCTTCACCGCTTGCGTAAGTCAAAGTATTAACTTTTTTCTTTAATCGCCATTCCAAATGCAACCAAGTAGTTGTGCTTTCACCGATGTATTCTACGCTTTCAAATCTTTTGATGTTACCAATTGGAATTGTAAAATCATCAGCACTGCCAGCGATTGTATAAAAGAAAGCAGCTAACTTGCCTTGTGCATTTGAGGGGTCAGCAATATTGGCCTCTCTGGTTAGTTGACTTCCTATCTGTGCTGTCGTGCCAAACAGAGCTTCGGGCCTGGCATCATGGAAAGCAACAGACGCTGGATATGAAAGAGTTTCGCGCCCGGCTACAATCCTGAATCCACGGCTAAATTCTTTGTTTGCTTTAAATGTAGTTTTGCCAATAATTCTTTCACCAGAAACTTGAACATCTATTGATCCTATGCCAGGCACGGGCTCTGTAAACTCAAAAAAACCACCCGATCCGTTTTCATTTTGATCCGTCGAAATTGACTGAG